CCATTTTTAACCTTTTCACTCAATTCTTTAATAGTTATTGTTTCACCATTTAATAATGGTATCATACTATTCTGTCTTACGGGTACGTTCCTTGTCCAAGCTTGTAAGTTAGTTTCAATATCTAATGTCTTATTAAAAAGGTCTTGAAGTATAGATCTAACCCTTTCTGATTCTGAAAATATTGTTAATACTTTACCCTGTTCAGAAGGCACACAAGCCTCTTCCGACATGATATCAAGTGCCGCTGCAATCTCAGGGAAAAATTCCATTGATTCAAAATCATAATATGCCGCCATCCTTGTTGGTTCATTGTGAATTGAACGAGCGTACATATCATTTTCAACTTTACCCCATAAATCATTTACATATTTTTGTTGTTGAAGTTCGGTTTTTGTCACCTTAAACTCTTCAGGGCTTGTTGTCACTAATAAAGGATCAACAGGTCTCTGAGGTTTACTTATTCTTCTTTTATTTTCATTATTGGGTCCTAATAATATACCCATTCTCTGAAATATCGTTAAATTTTGTTCTGCCATATTATATAAATATTTATCTTTTTTATTTCATCCCAAATAACCAACCAAATTCACTTTGAGATTGCCTTTGATTTGTTTGTCCCCCCAAAGGATTCATTTTATCTTGCATATTATATGTTGGAATACCTGTCGTGGTTGTTTCAACAGTCCAAGAATTTAATAATGATTTTATTTGTGATTCATTTTTTGTAAGTTCCTTAAATCTTACCTCACATAAGTATAATGCCAAAGCTAAAGAAAATAAACAGTCGTCATTACATCCTTTCATATGATCAGGTCTTCCAGAAACTGTCACAATAAATGTTCTCATTTCAGATAATGTTCTTTGACTTCTTACTTTGAAGCCTTGTCTTACATTCCTTTCAAATGAGTCTAATACATTCATTCTTGTTATTGATGAACCTATCACTAAACCAGCGGGTAATTCATCTTTATTGACATAACCATACATATCCTTCCCTTTATAATCATAAAAGAAGTTTTTATATCCGTATTCTTTTAACTTATTTACACAAATTAAACCTAACCCACCTGTTAAATCAGTTATCAACATAGGATTACCATACATTTCCAAATATTTCAATATAAACTCAGCAACCACATCAGGAGCCATCTTACCTCTCCATTCAAATACTTGTTCCCAAGTTTCAAAATCAACAATGGTTAAAACACTCCAATCATCAGATTGTCCCAATGAAATATCCAATCCTGCGGCATATCTATGTTCTTTTTCGGGTTCTTTAAATATCCATACCGATTTATCAAATCCCTCAACCCTAATTGGGTCAATTACATTTTCTAATTTTTGTTTATCAATATCTTCACCAGTAACAAATGTATTACCTGAACCAACAAAATTACCATCAATCTCTTGACTTACTTTTCTTGGTGAATCCATATCGGCTTTCATTCCCTCATACCAGGGTGAAGTTGGTTTCCAACCATTCCTAATCAATTCTTTCCATTCATCTTCATTCCAATTCTCAATGGTTTGATCATCCTTCAACCACGTCAATTTAACGTTATATCTTGGATCTTGATACCATTTGATTTCATTTATGACAAATGTATTTTTACCTAATGTGGAATTATTATATGTTTTCCAATATAATAAATCATTTCCATTTGGTGTTGAAATTAGAATTGCTCTACCTCCTGTTGATAAGGCTGCCATTGATGCTGTCCAAAATTCCTCAACATCAATACTATCAATATGAGCCGCTTCGTCAATAATCATTAAAGTAGGTGTATAACCCCTTAAAGCATCCATTGATGTTGCAACGGATTTAACTTCAGATTTGTTATATAATATCTTATGATACTCCGTTGTTTTATCATACATATCTTTTTTATCGACATCAAACATCCAATTAGGACATTGGTTGATAAACTCATTAACTTTTTTTAACATTAAGGCGGCAGTATCCCTTTTGTTCGCAACAATAAGAACCTTCTCAGGTGATTCTTCATCGGCGAATAATAATAACCAACAAACGTAGGCTGCTGTAATAGTAGATAATCCGGCTTGTCTATATTTCAAAGCCAGATTATATCTTTCGTTTTTAAAATTGTGTAGTATTTTTTTTTGTATGTCAAACAATTTAAAAGGGACATTACCCTTTTGTGTTTGATCGTAAGTTGTTAAGTAATTTTCAATAAAATAAACATAATCTATACTACACTTTAAATATTCACTTGTAATATCATTCATATTACAATAAATAGTTAGGATAGTTTATTTTCTAAGTTATTCCTTAATACATCGTAAATAATTTTCATATTATCCAAGTCACTCATAGTTTTTTCTTTGGTAATATCTAATACAGATCTAAAGAACTCCTTCATACCAATAACTATTTTATCTTTATCTTTAGTAACATAAAAGTTTTCGTGTAAGAAATACCAGAAGTAATCTTTATGATACCCTTCTTCTTTAAACTTAATTTTTTCTTTTTTGTACTGACTTATAGTTTGTTTCCATATCCAATTAAAATGACTATATCTATCAGTATCATTCGTAATTGTATCATCACCTAAATAACTATCGTGTAATATAGATAATAACGTAATTGTAAAATCAATAAACAAATCTGTTTGTTCAACTTTTACATTTTGTTGGTTGAAAAAATCTTTTGTTTTTTCTTTAGGTAAAAACTTTCCAATATATTCTATAAAGTTTTTAGGGTTATCCATTTTAGTCATTGAATTCTTTATAAATATTTAATACCTCAGCAACTATTGGATGTCTATGGTTTTCTTTTAAAGTGATTACTTTAAATCCTTTTACTTTACCATCTAAACCTGTTAAAAACGAAAGTCCTGATTCTTTTTTATTTCTTAAATCCACTTGTGATGTATCACCACAAAGAACCATTTTACTTCTCATACCCAATCTACCAATAATCAATTCTGTTTGTGTATGAATTAAGTTTTGACACTCATCAGCAATAATAAATGAATCTTGAAATGTATGACCTCTCATATAAGCCAATGGTATCATTTGAATAACACCCTCTTTAATCATCTCATCTACCTTTTGTTTGTTAAATAACTTATAGAAGTTATTATGTAAAGGTTGAATGTATGGTTGTAATTTATCATCAGCTCCACCAGGTAAGAATCCTATTTCTTCTTTAGATACCGCTGGACGACAAATAATTATTTTTTCAATTTCCCTTCTATTGTATAAATCTAACGCTATTAAACACGCTAAAAGAGTTTTACCCGAACCCGCTTGTCCTTTAAGAACCGTTATATCATTTTCCAATATTAACCTTTTAGCTTCTTTTTGTTCAGCATTAAGGTTGATATTATACCTAATATCACCTTTAGGTTTTCTTTTTTGTGTATTAGTTGTTTTACCTGTATATTCCATATTCATAAATATTTGTTTTATATCTTTATTTTAATTAAAATGCTTTGAAAATAAAGCATAAAAAAAAACCACAAGGAATTATTGCATTCTTTGTGGCTCTTAAATTAATTATTATCATTCAGTTAGAGATATTATTGTTTTGTTAAACCTTTTACTTCGTTTAACATTTTCTTTAGAGTAGCATTTACATCTTCTTTCATAACACTTTTAGCTGCTGGCTTTGTGTTATAGTTGTAATTCATCAACTTCATTATTTTAGAAGTTTCTTCACTAATCATCTTCTTATTTTTATCAGCCAATACAATTAATTCACCATCTTCAAATCTAACTTTAGCAGTTCTATTCTTATCAGCGATTTCAAATACTAAACCATTTACTTGGTATTCACTTGGAATAACAACTTTATTTAAATTCTCAGCATTTTCAACTCTTAATGTTCCCAAATTAATTGAAGCAAACCCTGTTGATATTTTCATATTGTCAGATGGCTTTTTAGCAATTGGTTGTGGAGTTGAATTAATTTCTTTCATATCGTCATTATTTAAGATGGTCATCCAACCTTCAGATTCTTTAACTTCTTTCTTCTTGAAGATTTTTGATTTAGATTTCTTCATTTTAGCATCTTTCGCTGCTTTTTTCATTGGTTCTTTTTTATTACCATCTTTATCTAAATCTAAGAAATCAGGTTTTGATTTTTTACCTTCTTTCATTTTGATTGCTTCTTCTATTATTCTATCTACGATAGATTCTACCGATTCTTTCATTCCTTTTTCTCTGTTTAATTTTTCAACATTTTTATTTTTACCCATACCATTGAAAACATTAACTTGGTCTCCAATTTTACCATACTTAGGGAAGATATTATATACAGGTGAGTTTAATTTAATTTCTTTTCTTTTTTTAGTTAGTTTAGACATAAAACTTTCATCACCATTTAAATTCTTTTTGAATCTTTCTTTCCATTCATCTGATGGGTCTGTGTCGTAATCTAAGCTTTCCATTCCACTACCAGTTCTTGATAATTGATCGATATATTCTTCTTCATCTTTAACAGGATATTTCTTCGTATATTTATCATCACCACTTGTAGCGGTTTTAATATAACCTTCATTATCAATTAAAGGTTGTTTTAATTTTATATCGTTATATTTAGAAACTTTCTTCATACTTTCTTCGTAAGCAGATTTATTTTCTTTAGCGTTATCTTTTGATATTTTGTTATACATACCAACACCAGGTGCTGCTCCACCAATACCAGGTAAACTTCTTCTACCCATTATATCAGCTTCTCTCAAGGTTTTCTTTCCACCACAACCACATCCACCTTCTCTAAGTGTTTTCTTTCCTCCACAACCACATCCACCTTCATTTACATTATCAACTACAATAGCGGAAATTTTTTTCTTTTTTAAGTCATCAACTGTCTTAGTGATATCTTTATTCTTAGATTTTGAAACGTAAGCAACCTTTTCATTTGACGCAATTTCTTCATCAACAATAAAATTGTCACTATCATCAAATAAATCTTCCATAGTAACCCTTCTTCTTGGTTTCATACTTTTACCTTTACTTTTTCTCTCAACGAATCTGTAATCATCTACATTTTCATATTTTTCGTTAATATTCATATCTATAAATATATTAC